TGCTCATATTTCATAATTGCAAGCTCTTGCTCGGTTAGATAGAACTCACTTAACGCGATAATCTTTTCTTGATATTTAAGCCTGTCTTGCTCGACTTCTAAAGCGTTATTTTCTTCGTTTTTGACAAGGAAGTTTTGCTGTTCTGTTGTGAGCGTCTGCCAGTATGTTTTTTCAGCTTCAATTAACGATGTTTTCTGCGCTCTATTGGCTTCTGATGCTTTGCGTAATGCTGCAAAATTAGCCGTTACTTCTGTGGTATATTCTTGTATTTTGTCGCTAGGCCAAGCAGCAGAGGTTAATTTAGACATTGCACCCATAGCTAAAACTATTTGCTTTTTAGAATCCTCAGCCGCAAGCCCGAGTATTTTCAGAGCGTCCGGCGGCTCATAATCTGAATCCATCAAGCGTCTTAATTCTATATAAGCAGAAGAAATACCGTTAATCATTTGATAAACAGCGGCAACAGCTACTTTAATGAAGATATTTATACCCTGGATGGCGATTTTTACGACATGAGCGGTGTTTGCAACAACGCCTAAGAAGTCAGATATTGAAGTTATGAATTCAAATATCCCAGCGGTTAATCCTCCTACATTCTCCTGTACATCTTTTAATGATTTACCCATAAACTTGTCAACAGTCATGCCGATAGCTTTAATAAAGTCCATCATTCCGGAATCCATAATGGTGGTTCTAATGGCAAACCATTTATCGCCAATCATCGACAAAAGACCTTTCCATGACGTTGCAAGTTGCTTAGTAGCGCCTTTGAATTTAGACAATGGATCTTTCCATGCCTCCATGAGTCTCTTTTTGGTTTCTTCCGCAGACACGGACACGCCAGCCTGGAATCCAAGCATGGCTAACACACCTTTTTCTCTGAATTTGTCGGCACTGGCTGCACCGGCTGATAACATTCTTTGTACTTGTTCGGTTGTTTCTTGAATCCCCATCCCTGTAGTCGCGGCTAAGTCACCGATTAAGGGCATCCATTGTTTAATTTCATCCACGCCCCCACGCATTACACCTGCGAGAGCTGTTGAGCTTTCCATTATTTCTTCAAACTCAAAAGGTACTTCTGAGGCAAATTGAGACATCTCTTTAAACATCCTATTACCTTCGCTTACGCTTCCAAGCAGTACGCCAAGACGAATGTTTAACTGTTCAGATGTGCTTGCGGCATCAACAAAAGACTTTGCCACTAATCCAAGCCCGAGACCGCCTAACGCACCCTGCAAAGAAAAGACGGATTTTCTTACGCTTTTTAGTGCGCCGCCTGCCAAACCCATAGGTTTTGACATTTTATCTTTTGCGGTAAGCAAGAACTCAATAACATTCTTAGCCACTAGATACGGCCTTTTGCTTTTTTCATGGCTTTTTTTGCCTCTCTTTCTTTATGTTCAGAAAAAACACTTCTTACAAGTGAAAACATCTCAAACACAATACTGCATTGATCTAGATAAGGCTTTCCATCCGGCCATGCGACAAAAGTTAGATTGCCGTTGTCAGTTATATTGTGGCAGGACGAAAACATATTAATCCAATCCGACAACAATACATTGCTGATAATAAAGTCATCTCTTAACTTTCCGGAGTCGAAGTAATGGGTGAGGATTCTTCGGGCTTTTTTGCAACTTCTTCCTTTGCCACCGGATTGCTCTTTTCCATTAGATAATTAGCGATACCACTTGATAGTTTAAAGAAATATTGATTTTCGATCATAGTATCAACATCAATCGCGTTTCCTTGCTTGTCCTTTAGTCCCGTCATACCCTCAATGTGAGGCTTAACGACATTAATAAACGCGCTTGCCAAGGTGTTTGCATCTTCTTCTGATATATCCTCGCTAACCTTTACAAATAATGGGGTGAGTAGAATAACGTCTTTTCGCGTTAATCCGGTTAAGGTAAATTCCACGCTATCGCCATCAAACTCAATAACATGTTTAAAATTCCTTTCAAATCCAGACATAAGTGCTCCTAGTAGGCTGCTTGTGTATTAACTAATAAAACTTGCATAGATGTTGCGCTATCTACGCTGTATTTTGCTGCGCCGGTAAAACTAACCTCCATCTCACCCGCGCCACCTGCTACCGGCTTTAATTCACCGTAACGAAGCTTAGGGAGTTTGATTTCAATCATGTCATAATATCCGGATTGTATTTCTGTTGCGCCGGTAAAGGTTGCAATCAATTCACGTTCTGTTTGCGTGATGAACTCTTGGTATTCTGTTTGATCGTCAAACTTTAATGTGCCATTACACTCGATAGACCGGAACCCAGTACGCTTGATGCGGCTTGGATATTTAGAGCCGTTTAATGTGTGCATAGCTTCTAATGATTCATCGATATTAATCGTTAAATCCATTATCTCGGTCTTGCCAGAGCCGCCTAAGCTAATGCTTGTCGTATCCCAGGTGAAATGCTCACCGTTTGGATAGCTTGGCGTTAAGTTGGCAATCTGAGAGTAAGATCCACCTACCATACCCATAGACATTTTTAGTAATTCGCCTTGAGATACAGAAATCTCTAATGTTGACGCGTTCATGTCAGAGAATAATTGAGCAGACCCAGTATCAAGATATTGATGATACGTGAAAGGATTATTTGCTGATAAAGCATCCCAATCAGCCGTCCTAGGCTTGAATGTGTGGCTTTGAACCGCTCCAGACGTGACAGTGGTTGGTTCGCCGAATATCGCCTGAAAGATAACACCGATAGGGATAGGCTGAACATCTAAAGACAAGTCACCGTCAACCGATTTTTTGCCCGTATAAGCGTCACCCATATCATAAATTCCACGGCTTTCTTCTGATGTTAATTGCTCAATATTTAAGCCTACACCATCTGATACGTGGGGCATCCAATAAACAGAGGACGTTAATAACGTACCGTATGAGTCTTGGAAACTTATTCCGATATTACTTGATTGACCATAAGCCATTATTCACTCTCCTTCTTTTTGATGGTTTTTTCCTTTGCCATGTTTTGCTTAATAAAATTATCCGCGATAGTATCGGGAAGCTGTTTTTCTTTTCCGTTTTCAGTTACACCATGATTAGGAATAACTCGACCGCTTTCGCCTAGCCATATAATTGTTTTCATCCTGTTCGTGCCTCTACTGTTAATTTTAAAATAGCCCACTGGAAATGTATTGTATCTTCTTCTGTCATTTCATAACTATAATCAATGTTAAATGAATTAATCATCTGAACGGTTCCGTTGATAGTCGAATCGTCCCATATCGCCTCTTTAATAAGCTTTATGTATTTATCAAGCTTATCTTCGCACTTTTCACCACTCCCTAAGTCGGATGCCTGAATAACAATATTAAAATTAATTGTAGATTTCCAGCTTGTCGAATGCCTGCCTAATGAGGCTGTTTCAGTGGACGAAGTTTCTTTATAAATCCCCACCCACGGGCATAAATCAGGATTATAGTTTACGTACTCACTGCGTTTAATATTAGTAATATCATTTTTAATAAGCGCGGCATCATTCTCTAATTGAGCCTTTAATGCTTTTGTGATGTCGCTTACGTTAATCATAATTTTGCTTGCTTAGTTTGCTTGGTCATCCATCTTGAATATAATTTATATATATCCTTTCTAACTTCGATGCTTATTGGCAACATCCGTCTTTTTGCCACGCCCATTCCTTCTTCATGTACCTCTGAATAATCCAAGAATGAGCCTATACCTGCCCCGCGTTTATCGCTAAAAGGGGTGAAGCTTAATCTTAATCTGCTTGAGTCTTGCAAAATCTTAGCGGATGAATCGAACTTATTGCCTTTCCATCTGCCGCCTAATGTAAGCGGAGTCCAGCCACCTACTTTCCCACCTTCGGACTTGAAGTTTCGCTGAACCCAGCCGTCAAGCATTAATGCTATTTCTTTATGGGGTTTTGCGGTGTCTTTTAATTTTTTACGCGCTAAAGCAAACCGTTTTTTAACTAGATCTAACCTCGGCTTAGTGGTTATCTTCACGTCCTGTCATCCCACTGGTCTTGCTGCATATCTAAGTCAATTTCTTGGTGTTCTTGGTCGTTCATATCAAATGAAGGTGAATAGTTCTCAGTGCTTGACCATATTGTGCCTTGGCCGGAGCTTGATAGAATGTCACCGCTATTTGTGACCATAGACATTGAGCCGGATTTCAACATCTTAATTCGATGCTCAACACTATCATTTATAGCTTTAGCCTTTTTAGTATCTCTAAAAGCAATAGCCTTCCCATACGTCAAATCAATAACGAGGTCTTTCACGGTGAGATTATTTGAGCTAAACGGCACAGTATAAGAGCTTGCTAATGCGCCCTCTATTTGTGCCTCAGCATAAATAATATAATGGCTATCGACAGACTTTGCGCCGCCTATCTCAGATATATTGTTATATCTTGCTGTTACGTCAGCCCAATTAGCATACTTACTCACTAGTCAACCTCCATCGGTGTGATTCTGAACCACTCAGGACGGATGTAAGACAAGCTGCCAATATACCCAACCATTTTAGCAGAATAGAAGCCGTCACTCGTTACAGACGTATAGTCGTGGAAGTAGTGACCATTACCACTGTCTGTCATTGTCGCAGAATGAACTAATGTTTCATTGCCGTCATAAATACTAACAAAAGCAGGGTTGAACGTGTCACCGCTGCTTGTCAATGTTAGTTGAACGGTATCGCCACCAATAATGTCTTTGTAGTTAGGCATCTAAATCCCTGTATCAATATCTTTTGTGGTGATTGATGTGTGAATAGCCTTAACCTGAACGGACGTTGTAA